GCCGGGTTCGCTCCGGCGCTCGGGCACCTGGCCCCGGCCGGGCAGACCCTCGACGGCGACCACGCCGCGGACGCGGTGGACCTGTCGGTGGCCACCGCCGCCGGCTACCCGCTGTTCAGCACCGACGTCGAGGACTACCCGGTGGACATCATGGTGGCCGGGGAGCGGGTCACCGTCGGCTCCGTCGTCGGGGTCGGTTCCCCGCAGTCGCTGGGTGTGATCCGCGCGGTCAACGGGGTGTCGAAGGTGCTGCCCGCCGGTTCCGAGATCAAACTGTTCCCACGGACGGGGATCGCGAGATGACCTCACCCTTCACCGCGTTGCAGGAGCCGACGGCCGCCGAACTCAACCAGGCGGTACAGAAGATCATCAAGCGGGGACGCCGGGTGACCACGTCGTCCGCGTCGACGTCCACCACGGACATCGGTGTGCTCCGCGTGTCGTCGATCTCCGTCATGGAAGGAGACCTCGTCGCCGTCCAGTCGAGCCCACTGGGCCTGGACAGCTCCGTGACCAACGACGAGGTCAGGGCCCGGGTCCGGTACCGGCTCGACGGCGTGGACGCCGGGGTCACCGACACGATCCTGCCCGGGTCGAAGGTCCAGACGCGACAGACCGACGCCAACGTCCCCGAACACAAGACCATCTTCGCCACGCTGCCGATCGCGGCCGACGGCACCCTGTCGGTGCTGCTGTGCGTCGCGCGGCTCGCCGGCACCGGGAACGCGACCATCTTCGCCGACGGCACCGAGGACATCATCGAGCTGTGCGTGTGGAACATGGGCCCCGACCCCGGTGATTCCGGGGTGGACGTGTGACCTTGCCGCTCCTCGACACCATATCGAGATGGATCTCTACTCATAATGACAGGTTGTCGGAAATGAGTAGTGATCTTGCCCCGAGTGCAGCAGGCGTGGCTCGTTCTCGGATACAGATGTATCCGAGATCGACATTGAGTCGACTGCGTCAAATGACGCAGTCGACAAGGTGTGCCCGCGGAGCCAGGTCTGGAGCCGGTCCCGTTGATCTCGACAACCATGGTTGTCGAGATCAACAACGACAGCGAAGCGGCAGGTGTTTCATCTGAAACACCTGCCGCCGTCTTACAAATGTAAGAGTGCCTACTCCTCGCCGAGCAGCCGTCGGGCGTAGTCGGCGACCGCCTTGATCTGCTCCATCGCCTCCCGGTGCCCCTCGGACTTGCCGACCTGGTAGCCGAGGTCGAGGAGCTTGAGCTCCTCGACGGTCAGGCCGGCGCGGCATGACTCCAGCCGCTTCGTGCGGCGCCCCGGCCTCATGACCGCCCCCTGCGGCCCATCGGCCAGCCCGGGATCCGCGTCGATTCCGGCCAGCACCGCGGGCACCACGGCAGCCCGTTCACCGCACATCCGGCCAGCGTGGTGCGGATCATCCCGGCCAGCGACTGCCCGCACACGGTCATCTTCGGCAGGACCCCGTAACCGCGAAGCTCGGCCCGATGCCCGGGACCCTGCACGCCGGCCAGCCATACCGGCAGGTCGTTGCGCAGCGGCCCGCTCACCGGGCACCGTCCCGGTACGCGTCCCGCAGAGCCGTGCGGACCTCTAGTACTGCATCGGTGAACCGTTCGAACGCGTCCACTTCCCCAGCGGTGGGCGCCAGGTCGGCCGAGCAGATGACGACCCTGGTCGGGCCGACGGCGATCTCCAGGCCGCATTCGACGACTTCGACGTCTTTCAGCGCGGCGAGGTAGACGGTCAGGTCGACGACGGGCAGGCCGGCGTCCTGCCGCGGGACGCCGATGTCGTGGGGGTGCACGATCCGGACGTCGTCCGAGAAGGGTGTTGAATGTGTCATGGGCGGGACCTCGTTTCCCGTCAAGTCCCCGGGTCGGCGTTCGGTCGCTGGCCCGGGGGCGTCTTTGTCTGGCCACGTCCGACGCTAGAACCGTATGCCCGGTGACACAAGATGCGTCTGGCCAGGTGGCATGTCGTTAACCTGGCCAGATTCCACCCACTGTACTGGGCTAAATCAGTGCCCATGCCACCATTGCGGACATGGCCCAGTTGGACGACGCCGTACAGGCATACCGGGCGTCGCTCGCTGCCGTCGACAAGGCCAAACAGGCCGCGGAGGAGCGCATCAGGGCGGCCCGCGAGAGAGCCGAGGCCGCCCGCCTCGCACTCGCCGACGCGATGGTCCGCGCGGCCCTTGACGGGACCCGGCAGCGGGACATCATCGCGGTGACCGGGTACTCCCGCGAGCAAGTCCGAACGATCTTGCGAGCTGGTGGCGTCGAGCCCGAATAGGCTCCATCAGTGACCGCGTAACTATGGCCCCGGCGCTCGTACGTTACCTGGGAATCCGCAGGTCGGCACAGCGTTCAGGCCGTACCTGCTTACAAGCGGGGGGTCGCTGGTTCGAACCCAGCCGTGCCCACCACCACGGGTTAACCTGCGGAAACGCCGGACACGAGGCCACGCTAGCGCGTTGCACAGCGTTCAGCAACCCTGTAACTTCCCGACCGTGACCGACGTACGCCATGCGTGGGACGGCATCCTGCGCGACTGGGCCAAGAGCCTCAAGAGCGAGAACAGGTCGGACTCGACGGTCCGGCTCTACACCACCGCGGGCAGGCAGCTACGCGACTTCCTCGACGAGACCGGCACGCTCGTGCGCCCCGAGGAGGTGGACCGGCCCCGGCTCGTCGCGTTCATGGAGCGGATGACCTCCACCCGGGCCGCCGCGACCGCGAACATGACCTACCGGGCGCTGCAGCAACTGTTCGGGTGGCTCGTCCGGGAGGACGAGCTGGACCGCTCCCCCATGGAGAGGATGCGGCCGCCGCTGGTGCCCGAGGTCCCGGCGCCGGTGCTGACGACAGACCAACTCCGGGCGATCCTGGCCACCTGCAAGGGGACGACGTTCGTGGATCGCCGCGACGCCGCGATCATCCGTCTGTTCATCGACACCGGGTGCCGTCGCGGTGAGATTGCCGGGCTCGCCGTGGATGACGTCGACCTGGACACCGACACCATTGCCGTGCTCGGGAAGGGTCGCCGGCCCCGGCAGTGCCCGTTCGGGCACAACACCGGGCTGGCGATCGGGCGGTACCTGCGGGTCCGGGAACGGGACAAGTGGGCTCACGTGCCGGGGCTGTGGCTGGCCGAGAAGTCCCGCGGTCGGCTGCTCGACAACGGGATTGAGCAGATGCTGAAGCGCCGGGGCGCGGCGGCGGGGGTGCCCGGGTTGCACGCGCATCTGTTCAGGCACTCGGCCGCGCACCGCTGGTCGGCCGCCGGCGGCAACGAGGCAGACTTGCAGCGGTTGATGGGCTGGCGGTCTCCGCAGATGCTGCGGCGGTACGCGTCGAGCACGGCGGACCAGCGGGCCCGCGAGGCACACCGTCGCCTCGGGCTGGGCGACAAGCTGTGACCCCGCGACTCGCCGGGTGTAATAACAGGCCGTAACAGGCCGTAACATTCTAAAGAATCTTGGGGGCCGAACACGTGTGCGAACCCCTGTTTTCGACGATCTTCTGACCTGCGGTTACGTAACCCCTGCAGGAACACGCAGGAGCAGACTCCCGGACTTACATGCCCGACACGCCCGGCGGCGTCCACAATGGATGGTTGCGAAGTTGAGGGGAACCGCGCAAGCTTAAGCGCAGTTCCCCTCAACACTCCCTGTTACCGCCGCTCTGAGCCGTAAGACCCAGCGTCGGCGAGGTTGGAAGGTCGTTGCGAGCGACCCCCACCCGACCCGACTTTACGCTGTACGTCGCCAACCGGCGACCCTTGGGAACACGGCTCGGGACGGTCCACCCGAAAGGTGTGAACCGCCGTGCCCGAAGACCGCGCCGTGATCGCATCGATCGCCTCCCATCTGAGATGGGCCTTCGAAGAGGACCGCACTGCCGCCACTGAGCCCGCGCGCAGCGCGTTCATGCGTTCCTTCGAGGACCGGATTGACCCGGAAGGCGTCCTCGACCCTGACGAGCGAGCCCGCCGCGCGCAGAACCTCGTGAGCGCGCACTTCAAGACCCTCGCCCGCAAGAGTGCCGCCGTACGCCGCGCCCGAGGTGCTGCCCGCCGGGCCGTCGCGAACGAGGCGACCACATGAAACGGGACGACCCCCGCCCAGAGAGCCGTCCCGCCACCATCCACCTGCCGCAGAGCGTACCGGTAACGGGCGACACTCCGACGCTTCCGCCGAGGAGGCGTCATGGCCGTTGACATGTCTGGATACGTCGATGTGGCCACCCGCATAGCCGAGTTCCGGGAGAAGCACCCGGACGGCTGTCTGCGCCCGGTCAACCCGGAGCAGCCGTACCGGATCGAGACCATCGCCGGTGACACGGTCATCACCTACACCGCGGCCGCGTACCGCGGGCCGGACGACCGGCTGCCCGGCATCGGCGTGGCGCAGGAGCCGTACCCCGGCCGGACCCCGTACACCCGGGGGTCGGAGATCCAGAACGCCGAGACGTCCGCTTGGGGTAGGGCCATCGTCGCCGCCCTGGCCGCCGACACCCGCCGCGGAGTGGCGTCCGCCGATGAGGTACGCAACCGGGCCGCCGAACGCGAGGACGAAAGCCCGCAACCGATCCCAGACAACCTACGCAAGATCCAATTCGCGCTCTTCCGTGACCTTGGCCTCGCTGGCGACCAGGACAAACAACGTCGCCTGGACCTGCTCTCGGACATCCTTAAGCGCCCGGTCACCTCAGCGAACGATCAGACCGCGCAGGAAGCCGCACAGGCGAACTTCGAGCTGCGTAAGCGGTTGGCGGGCCACAACTCCGGGAGGTCGTCATGACCGGCCGGACATGCCCACGGTGCCGAGCGCCGCTTGCGTACAACGTGGGCCGGGACGAGGAGTGCGACGGCGACGTCCGCGAATCGCTCGACTGCACTGCGTGTGCCTACTCCGAAGCCTTCACTGGCGAGCCGTTGCCGGCCGAAGAGTGGCGCCGTCGCGTGCATCTGGTCGTCCAGCAACGCAAGGCCCGCCAGCAACTCCGGGACGAGCTGGCAACGTGCCGACGTCTCGGGCTACAGGCCCGTCAGGCCCAGCGGCTCCGGCGCGCGTCTGGTGGTGACCGGTGAACACCGAATGGCACGACCTCATCGAGTTCGCCTACGACTGCGGGTACGCGGACGGCCAGGCGGCCGAACGGCACCGGATCGCCGAAGGCCACGCCGAGCTCGCCGAGTGCTGGAAGCCGGTCGGGCGCCGCGCGCACGAGGACCGGATCGCCGAGCGGGTCCGGCTGTTCGAACAACTGGCTGCGCAGAATTACGCACGTCTTGGCTATGCCAGCGGCTACGAATACATCGGAGATGTCAACGTTGACATCTCCGATAAGGGCGCGGCACTACCCGGATTGCGGGTGGCGGCATGAGCGACCCCAACCCGTACGACCCCGAGACCGAGCCGGATCTGTACGCGGCGTACGGCCGCGCCGTCGCCCCGGCCGACAGCAACGACCCGATGCCGGCCGAGCCACACACCGAACTCGGCTACGCGAACCGGCTCATCCGGGTGTACGGCGACCGGCTGCGGTACGTGCCCGCGTGGCGCAAGTGGCTCACCTGGGACACCACCCGATGGGCACCCGACACCACCGGGCAGGTGCCCCGGTGGATGAAAGTCATAGCCCGCAGGGTCACCACCGATGCCCTGTCCATCATGGACGACCAGAAGCGCCGGGCCGCGCTGAACCTGGCCCGCCGGGGCGAGTCCTCCGCCGGCATAGCTGGGGCGCTCACCCTGGCGTCCACAGTGGGCGGCATCGCGGTCACCCCGGACGACCTCGACGCGGACCCGTTCCTGCTGAACTGCACGAACGGCACGCTGGACCTGCGCACGCTCGAGCTGAGGCCTCACGACCCCGTCGACCTACTCACCAAGCTGACCGGTGCGGCGTACCGACCAGACGCGACCGGGCCCGAGTTCGACAAGTTCCTCGGCCGGGTCCAGCCCGACCCGCTGATGCGGGAGTTCCTGGCCCGCCTCGTGGGACACGCCCTGGAGGGGCGCGTCGTCGTGCACACCATGCCGATCTTCTTCGGTGCCGGCGCCAACGGTAAGGGCACCTTCGTCGGTGCGGTGCTCAACGCCCTAGGTGAGTACGCGGACGCTGCCGACCCGGACCTGTTGACCGCTCGCACGTTCGACGCCCATCCAACCGGCGTCGCGGACCTCTTCGGACTCCGGCTGGCCATCCTGCACGAGGGTGACGCTGGCCGCCGCCTCGCCGAAGGAACCGTCAAACGCCTGACCGGTGGCGACCGGGTCAAGGCCAGACGCATGCGGGAGGACTTCTGGGCCTTCGACCCGTCCCACACGTTCGTCATGCTCACCAACCACAAGCCGATCGTGGGCGGTACGGACGAGGGCATCTGGCGTCGCCTACGCCTGGTCCCCTGGGACGTCGTGGTGCCCACGGCCGAGCGGGACGAGGACCTGGGCGACCGGCTCGCGCTGGAAGCCGACGCGGTGCTGGCCTGGATCGTGTCCGGGTACCGGTCGTGGCGGGAACGAGGTCTGGACGAACCCGAACCGGTCACGAAGGCGACCGAGGCGTACCGGGCCGAGTCCGACGCCATAGGCCGATTCATCGACGAACGTTGCCTGATCGCGACGGGCCTCTACGTCACCTCCGGGGAGCTGTTCGCCTCCTGGGCGCAGTGGTGCGCGGGTGAGGGTGAGGACCCAGGGACGGGCAAGGCGTTCACCACGGCGCTCCTGGCGCGCGGCTACGACCAGCCCAAAAAAGACGGCCGGGGCCGGATGTCCTGGCGCGGCCTCGGGCTAGCCTCACAAGATCAGGATGGTCCGGAATGACCAGATATGTGGGCACTGACGGAGGGTTTACGGAGGGTACGGAGTATCTATCGGTTCCTGCCCCACACGCGCGGGGGGGGAACCTGGAAACCCTCCGGACCCTCCGTACCGACAGACAACCGTCTATGCCGGTGATCCTGGATTGGCACACTCACAAGATCGGCCCACCGGCCCGGTGCCGCATCTGCCGGCGCGACGCACTGATGCGGGACGCCGAGGGCAAGCCCTGCCACAAGGTGTGTGCGGAAGGCAGGGCCCGACCGTGAGCAGGTCATGGGCCGCAGGGAGCAGCAGGCGATGGAGGAAGATCCGCGCACGGGTGCTGTACCGGGATGGGTACTCCTGCCGGCTGCGCATAGCCGGCGTGTGCGTGGGCGTGGCCACTCACGTCCACCACACACTGGGCAGGGAGGTAACCGGTGACGACCCTGCCCACCTGGTGGCCGCGTGTGCACCATGCAACCTCGCGACCGGTGACCCATCGAAGACACCCGACCCACCACCACGACCGAGGACACGATGGTGATCGATACGCAAAAAGACAGGCCGTCGAAAATGGGTACACCATGTGTCTGGTTTTCCCCATCTGCCCCCCTATGGACACCCGCCGTACCTGTTCCTTCCCTCTCCCCGCATAGCCCCCACATCGCGCCATATCCGGACAGATAGGACCTGATGATGTCTACCGCCGGCCCGATGGAACGCGCCGTAACGGCTGCGCTCAAGGACGCCCCGTTGCTTCCTCGCGATGCCGCCGCGGTACGGCTGGCGAAGCGGTACGCCGAGGAGTTGGACACGTTCGCCGACGCCGAGGTGCTGGCCGACCTCGGCCCGAAGTTGCTCGCCATCCTGAGCGCGTTGGGCATGACCCCGGCCGGTCGAGGCGTGAAGGGAGGTAGCCCCGGTGTCGGTCCTGTCGCCGCCGCGCTCGACGAGTTCACAGCCCGCCGTGCTCGGAAGCGTGCTCCCTAGGCTGTTCACGCCGCCGCTGGTGGTCGGGCCGCCGGGCCCGTGCGGGTGCGGGTGCGCGTTGTCGCCGGATACCAGCGTCGGGTTCGACCAGGTCGACTTCGCCCGGAACATCCTGCGCCACCCGTACGACGAGTGGCAGCGATGGAGCGTGCTCCACGCTGGGGAGCTGCTGCCCGACGGGTCACAGCGGTTCCGGTACCGGCTGATCCTGGCGTCCCGGCAGAACGGCAAGACCGAGATTCCGGTCTCGCTGGTCCCGTACTGGTTGTTCGTCGAGAAGGTCGGGCAGGTCCTCGGCACATCCACCAAGGTCAACATGGCTAAGAAAATGTGGGCCAAGTCCCGCAAGCTGATCGAGACGTCGGGCCTCGACGGGCTGTGCGACCGCCGCTGGTACCGCGAGACGAACGGCGAGGTCGAGCTGTGGACGCCCAAATTCGACGCCGACGGGAAGCCGTGGGACTCGCGGTACGCCATCGACGCGTCCAACGAGGAGGGCGGCCGCTCGCTGAGCGTCGAACGCCTCTTCCTCGACGAGCTGAGACACCACTACGACTACGCCGCCTGGGGTGCCCTCGTGCGCACCATGGGCGCGATCGATGGCGCCCACGCCTGGCTGTTGAGCAACGCCGGCAGCGACAGAAGCGTCGTCCTGAACGACCTTCGGGCCGCCGCCGTGCGCGAACTGCCGGACGGTACCGAGGTGGCGGTCGACGACCCGGACACGGACCTGTTCCTGGCGGAGTGGTCCGCCGAACGGATCGCCGATCCGACGGACATCGACGCGCTGGCGCAGGCCAACCCGAACATGAACCGGCGCGGGCAGAGGTCGCGCGATCTGCTCGCCGACGCGCGCCGGGCGGTCGACGCTGGTGGCGAGGCATTGACCGAGTTCAAAACCGAGGTGATGTGTATCCGGGTCAAGGTGCTGGACCCGGCCGTGGACCCGGGCGCGTGGGGTCGCTGCCTGGACCCGGGGGACCTGTCGGCCGCGCGGTCGCGAGTCGCGTTGTGCTTGGACGTGGCGCCGGACCAGCAACACGCGACGCTGGCCGCCGCCGCCGTTCTGGCCGACGACCGGGTCCGCGTCGAGGTGGTCGACGCGTGGGACGGGCCGGCCTGCGCGGACCGGCTACGCCGCGACCTACCGCGGCTGCTGGCGCGCGTTCGGCCGCAGGTGCTGGGGTGGCTGCCCGCGGGCCCGGCCGCGTCGCTGGCGGCCGACCTGAAGGCCCGGCCGGGCTGGCCGCCGGCCGGTGTCACCGTCGAGGAGATCCGCGGCGAGGTGACGGCCGTGTGCATGGGCCTCGCGAAGGAGGTCACCGCCGGCCGGGTGGCGCACTCCGGAGACCCGTTGCTCGACGCCCACATCGGCGGTGCGGAGCGTCTGAAGCGGGGCGACGCGTGGGTCTTCTCCCGCAAGGGCGAGGGTCACTGCGACGCGGCCTACGCGCTTGCCGGCGCGGTGTTCCTGGCGCGGACGCTGCCGCCGCCGGTGGGCAAGCCGCGGCTGGTCGTGGCCGACTAGCAAAATCCGGCACGCCGTGTCAAGTGTCATGGCCTGCCAAGTGGCACGACGTGCCATGATTGCGCCATGGGGTTTTGGCGCAGGGTCGGTGAGTTCTTCACCCTGCAGCACGTCCCCACGGCCACGTTCGACACGGCGCCCCGCCCGATCGACGCGGTTATCTCCGAGATGCTGGGGCACGGCACCGCGCCACGGGTCGGGCGCACCGAGGCGCTGTCGGTCCCGGCGGTCCAGCGCGGTCGCAACCGGATCTGCTCGATCGCCACGCTGCCGCTGATCCAGCGCGGCCCGGACCGGCGCGTGGTCCCGAACCCGCTGCTCGACCAGCTGGACCCCAACGTCGCGAACGTGGTCACGCTGGCGCAGACGCTCGAGGACCTGCTGTTCGAGTCGGTGGCGTGGTGGCAGATCCTCGCGTTCGGCTGGGACGGCTTCCCCGTCTCGGTGCAACACCTGGACGTGGCCACCGTGACCACGGACCCGCCGAAGGACCGGCCGGTGTCGCCGCTGCCGAGCGGCATGGACCCGCGCGACGGCGTGGTGTGGGTCGACGGGAAACCGGTGTCGGGCAAGGAGATCATCCGCTTCGACTCCCCGAACCCGGCGCTGCTGAAGGTCGGGGGCCGGGCCATCAAGCGGGCCATCCTGCTCGACCAGGCCGCCCGCATGTACGCCGACGACCCGCGGCCCATGGACTATTTCACTCCGGCCGAGGGTGCTGACCCGATCGACGACGACGACGTCAAGGTGGAGTTGGCGAAGTGGTCGGCACAGCGTAAGAAGCGAGGCACCGCCTACGTTCCGGCCGCGCTGAAATACAACACGGTTGACGCGCCGTCGCCGGCCGACCTCCAGCTGGTCGAGTTGCAGAAGCAGGCGGGCCTGGACATCGCGAACGCGCTGGGCGTGGACCCCGAGGAGTTGGGGATCTCGACGACCTCGCGGACGTACGCGAACGCGGTCGACCGCCGCCGCGACCGTATCAACGACACCTTGTCCCCGTACATGCGCGCCATCACCGACCGGCTCTCGATGCCGGACGTGACGAAGCGCGGCTACAAGGTCGTGTTCGACCTCGACGACTACATGAGGGCGGACCCGCTGACCCGGGCGCAGGTGTACAAGCAGTACCTCGACATGGGGGCGACCACTGTGGACGAGATCCGCGAAGAGGAAGGCCTGCCGCCGCTACCCCCAGGTGATGCACCTGCATCACCTGAGGCAGTCGACCCGATGCCGGAGCAGGAACCGATGGTTCCGGTCGACGCGTCGGCACTCGCCACGATGACGTTCGACGGGCCGGCTATGCAGTTCGCCGACGTGCCGGTGACCGGGTTCTCGGTGGACCGCGACGCTCGCGTCATCGAGGGTCTGATCCTGCCGTACGGCGACGTCGGCACAAAGTTCGGTCTGCGGTTCCGGTTCTCCAAGGGCGCCTTGCAGTGGTCCGACCCGACCCGGGTGAAGCTGAACACCCACCACGAGGTCCGCGAGACCGTTGGCTACGCGGAGAAGCTGACCAGCGTCTCCGACGGCGTACACGCCCGGTTCAAGGTTGCCCGCGGCCCCGAGGGTGACCGGGCGCTGGAGCTCGCCGAGGACAAGGTCCTCGACGGCCTGTCCGTGGGCGTCGACTTCGACATGGCCACGGACACCACCCCGGACCCGCGAGACAAGACCGGCGTGCTGGTCCGCCGCGCAGACCTGCGCCATGTGGCGCTCACCCCCGAACCGTCGTTCGGAAACGCTCGCGTGACCAGAGTGGCCGCGAGCCGTACCGCAGAAGGAGATCCCGTGACCGAGACCACGGCCGAGACGACCTCGGCTCCCGCCGTTCCGGCCGTGGTGCCGGCTCCGGCGCAGACGTTCAGCATGGACCAGGTCCTGCAGCTGCTCGCGCAGGCCCGCCAGCAGCCGCTCGGTATCGCCCCGGCGCCGGAGACGCGCCAGACGGTCAACCCGGTCCGGGCGACCACACAGACGTTCGTCGCCGAGGCGGCCCCGTACCGGCTCGACCGGCGCGGCAACATCCACCGGGGGACGCACGACTTCTCCGCCGACCTGATCGCCGCACTGCGGGACGGCGACGTCGCCGCCCACGAGCGTGCGATGTCGTTCGTACAGGCGCAGTTCGACGTCATCACCACCGACGTCAACGAGCTGAACCCGACCCGCAACCGGCCGGACATGTACGTCGATCAGCGCGACTTCCGGTACCCGGTCTGGGATGCCATCAACAAGGGGACGCTGACGGACATCACCCCGTTCACGTTCCCGAAGTTCAACAGCGCAGGCAGCCTGGTCGGTGCACACACCGAGGGAACCGAGCCGTCGTCGGGCACGTTCACCGTGACGAACGCGACCGTCACCCCGGTGGCGTTGTCCGGTAAGGCGAAGATCTCCCGGGAGACGTGGGACCAGGGCGGCAACCCACAGATCTCCAACCTCATCTGGCGGCAGATGCAGAAGGGGTGGTTCGAGGCGCTGGAGGCCGCCGCGGTGGCGGTGCTCGACGCGGCAACCCCGACCGGCATCTCACTGACCGCCGGTGGCGGCACCACCGGGCAGACCCTCGACCAGGAGCTGACCGCCGCGTTCGCGGCGCTGCAGTTCGTGCGCGGCGGATTCTCGATGGACAACATGTTCACGCAGATCGACCTGTACAAGGCTCTGGTCGCGGCTGCCGACGACACCGGCCGCCGGCTGTACCCGGCGCTGGGACCCACGAACGCGAGCGGTTCGGTGCGGGCCCGGTTCGGTGCGCTCGACGTCAACGGCGTGGTGGCGCTGCCCGCGTGGGCGCTGGCCGCGACCGGCTCTGTGGTCGCCTCCTCGTACCTGTTCGATTCCGAGGCCGTGCACGGGTGGGCGTCCGCACCGCAGCGTCTGACCATCGACCAGACCGAGGTGGCGAATGTCTACATCGGGATCTGGGGCTATCGGGCAACCGTGATCTCCGACATCAACGGTGTCCGCGAGATCACCTACGACCCGGTGCCGTGAGCCGTGGCCGAGGTAACCGTCTATGCATCCGCGGCGCGCACGGCCACGCCGACCGCGGTGGTGCTCAACTGCCAGCGAGCCCGGGGCCTGGTCGTGGTCATCGACGCGACGGCGGTCACGGCGACCCCTTCCGTGGTGTGCACGCTCGACGGGTTCGACGTGCTGTCCGGCAAGTACTTCAACATCCTGACCGCGGCGGCTGTGACGGCCGTGAGCACGAAGGTATTGAAGATCGCGCCCGGGATCACCGTCGCGGCGAACCTGGCCGTGGCCGACGTGGTGCCCGAGTCGGTGCGGGTCCTGATGACCCACGGCGATGCCGACTCGATCACCTATACCGTGTCCGCTCACCTGTTGCGCTGAAAGGGAAACGACGATGGCGAAGGACGACGAGGCCCGCAAGCCGACCGCGGCGGAGGAGTTGGCCGCGTTGAGGCAGGAGAACGCCGCGCTGAAGGCCCGCATCGCCGAGCTGGAGCCGGCGCGCGAGCCGTCCCGGCCGCGGACGTTCGTGATGTCGGAGGGCATCCGCGACGAGCTGGAGCGCCACGGCAAGGCCACCGATCCGGCGACCGGGGACCGGTGGGAGAAGACCGGCGACACCGTCACGGTCACCGACCGGGACGGCAACACCCGCACGCTCTAGATCAGGCGCATGCGCCTGATCTTCCGGCCTCGCTGAAGGGAGGTGGCAGGGATGGCATGGGCACCCGACTACGTCACCAGCGCAGAACTGAAGGCGTACGCGCGTATCACCGACACCGTCGATGACGCCGAGGTCGCGGTCGCCATCACTGCCGCCTCCCGCGCGGTCGACGAGCACTGCAACCGCCAGTTCGGTCTGCTGGCCGCCGCCGAGGCGTGGTCGTTCACCGCGTGGCCGGACTTCCACCGGGGCCGCTGGGTGGTCGACATCGAGGACCTGCAGACCACCACCGGGCTGATCGTCGAGGTGCCCACCGTCGGCACCACAACCGCGTTCACGAAGGAACCGGTCAACGCCGCCGCCAAGGGCAAGCCGTGGACCCGGCTCGTGTTCGACGTCGACGCGTCGGTGCTGCCGGTCTCGACGAACCTGTACGCGGTCACGGTGACCGGCAAATGGGGCTGGACCACCGTTCCGGTACAGGTGGAACAGGCGACCCTGCTGCAGGCGTCACGGTTCCTGTCCCGCCGGGAGTCGCCGTACGGAATCGCCGGTTCGCCCGACCAGGGTTCAGAGTTGCGGCTGCTGTCGCGTGTGGACCCCGACGTCGGGGTGTCGCTGCGCGGCCTGGTCCGTCCGCGGGTGGTGGGCTGATGAACCTCGCCAACGTGATGGACGCCGTGTCCAACCGGCTCGACACGATCGCCGGTCTGCGGTGCTTCGCCTACCCCACCGCGAAGCTGACCCCGCCGGCCGCGATCGTGTCGTACCCGGAAACGGTCACGTTCGACGAGACGTACGGGCGCGGCATGGACCGGATGACCCTGCCGGTGGTGGTGGTCGCGGGCAAGGTGTCCGACCGCTCCGCCCGCAACGCGCTGGGCGCCTACTGCGACGGCACCGGGGCCGCGAGCTTCAAGGCAGTGCTCGAGTCCGGCGCCTACTCGGCGTTCCACACCGTCCGGGTGGCGGGCATCGAGTTCGACACGGTGACGATCGCAGGCACCGACTACATCGCCGGACTGTTCACATTGGACATCAGCGGAGCAGGGAGCTAGCAATGACGTTCATCCACGGCAAGAACACCTTCATCAGCCTGAACGCCGTGGACCTGTCGGCGTTCTGCAACGCGAGCAACTTCGAACGCGAGACTGACGAGCACGACGTCACGTGCTACGGCGCCAACGACCACGTGTTCACCGGCGGGCTGGGCAAGGGCGCCGCGTCGATCAGCGGCATCTACGACAACGGCGCGGCCGGCCCGCGGGACACCATCGAACCGTTGCAGGGCACCGTGGTGACGCTGATCCGCCGGCCGGAAGGAACCGGGTCCGGGCTGCCGCAGGATTCCGTCTCGGTGCTGGTGAAGAAGTACACCGAGTCGTCACCGGTCGCCGACATGGTCACGTGGTCGGTCGATCTGACCCTGTCCGGCGCCGTCACCTCGACGAACCAGTAAGGGGCTGGCATGGCTGCGTTGACTGCGACGACACCGGCCCGGACGGGTACCGCCACGTCGGGGGCGGCGGTCGCCGCGTCGGACACCATCTCCGCGGCGATCCTCGGCACGAGGGGCGCGTTTCTGGAGATCATCAACGGTGGCGGTTCCACCGACAACATCACTGTCTCCGACGCCGGTTCGAGTCCGGCGGGCACACCCGTCACGTCGTACGCCGCTTCGGTGGCCAACGGCGCCAGCAAAATCCTGTTCATCGATCCGCGCCAGGCGGACCCGAGCACCGGTCTGGTGACGGTCACGCACTCGTTCACCACGTCGGTCACCTACAAGCTGTACCCGTTGGGGTGAGGTAATGGACAAAGAGCTGCTACTCAAGCCCCGCCTCCCCGAGGCCGACGTCGAGGTGCCCGGGATCGGCACGGTGCGGGTGCGTGGCCTGAACCGCGTCGAGGCGCTACACGTCCAGTCCGCGGACGGCCCCGAGCCGATGGAGCGGCGGCTGCTGTCACTGGGCATGGTGGATCCGACGCTGTCCGAGTCGGAGGCGGGTCGGTGGATGAAAGGTTCCCCGGCCGGAGAAATCGAACCGGTCACAACGAAGATCGCCGAACTGTCCGGCATGTACCAAGGTGCCGACAAGGAGGCGTACAAAAGCGTTCGAGATGGATCCGAGCCTGGAGTTCGAATTCTTTCTGGCACAGAAGTTGTCGATGACGGTGGCCCGGCTGCGCTCGGAGATGCCGGCTGACGAGTTCGTGCGATGGGGCGTCTACTACGCACGCAAAGCGCAGCGCGAGGAGCTGGAACTGTTGAAGGCGAAGGGGTGAAGGGGGCGTGGCCGAGGCGATCCGCATCGACGGGCTGGCGCAGTTCTCCCGCAACCTGCGCAAGCTCGACTCCGACCTGCCGAAGGCGCTGCGGGTGGCACTGAACGACGTGGCCGGCCTCGTCATCACCGACGCGCGACCGCAGATCCCGCGGCGCACCGGCCGCGCGCAGGCGTCGGTGAAACCTCGCTCGACCCGCACGGCGGTGCGGGTCGCTGCTGGCGGCACGCGCGCCCCGTATTACCCGTGGCTGGACTTCGGCGGCCGGGTCGGTCCGCGTAAGAGCGTGCGGCGCGCGTTCCTGGAAGAAGGCCGCTACCTGTACAGGTCGTACTTCCGGATGAAGGCCGCAGGAGATCTACAGGAGGCGCTGGAGTCCGCGCTGCTGAGGGTCGCCCGGCAGGCTGGGCTGGAGGTGACCCGTGGCGGGTAAGAACCAGGTCGTCCTGACGTTCGCCGGGGAATCGAAGAACCTTGAGAAGACCATCGACCGGGTGGGCGCTTCCACAAAGAAGGGCTTCGGCTCGATGGCGACTGTGGCCACGGCCGCGTTCGCTACCGTCGGTGTGGCCGTGGCCGGGTTCGGCGCTCTGGCCATCAAGTCGGCGTCGGACCTGGCCGAGACACAGTCGAAAGTCAAGGTGCTCTTCGGCGACTCCGCGAAGGCAATCGAGGAATTCGCGACCACGGCCGCCGGCAGGCTGGGGCAGTCGAAGCAGTCGGCACTGGACGCCGCCTCGACCTTCGCGGTATTCGGCAAGGGCGCCGGGCTGGCCGGTGACAAGCTGGTCGACTTCTCCAAGGACATGACCGTCCTCGCCTCGGACCTGGCCTCGTTCAACAACACCAGCCCGGAGCAGGCGATCGAGGCGATCGGTGCGGCGCTGCGTGGCGAGTCCGAACCGATCCGTCAGTACGGCGTACTGCTGGACGACGCGACCCTGCGCAGTGAGGCGCTGCGGATGGGTCTTGTAAAGACCACCAAAGAGGCTCTGACTCCGCAGCAGAAGGTACTGGCCGCGCAGGCCGCGATCCTCAAACAGACCACCGCGGCGCAGGGCGACTTCGAACGGACCTCCGGCGGGCTGGCCAACCAGCAGCGCATCATGAAGGCGCAGCTGGCGAACGTCACCGCCGAACTGGGCACGAAACTGATTCCGGTGGCGATGAAGTTCTCTCAGTGGGGCCTCGCCGCCATCGGGTGGATGAAGGAACACGAGGCGACCGTCAAACCGTTGGCCATCGGGCTGGGTGTCCTGGCCGCGGTCATCGGCACCATCGTTGTGGTCACGAAGATTTGGACGGCTGTGCAGACCGCATTCAATGTGGTCATGGCGTTGAATCCGGTCGGGCTGGTCATCCTGGCCGTCGTCGCGCTGGTCGCCATCATTGTCCTGATCGCCACAAAAACTACGTGGTTTCAAACGATCTGGCGGGTGGCGTGGGGCGGCATCAAGGCCGCCGCTCTGGCCGTCTGGGATTGGCTGAAAGGCCTCCCCGGCATGCTCGGTAAGGCGTTCGGGAAGCTGGCCGACATCATCACCGCGCCGTTCCGGATGGCGTTCAACGCCATCGCGAAGTTGTGGAACAGCACCATCGGCAAGCTGTCGTTCTCCGTTCCGGACTGGATCCCCGGGCTGGGCGGCAAGGGCTTCAGCATGCCGAAGCTGCCGACGTTCCACAGTGGAGGCGTGGTCCCGGGTAGCCCCGGCACGGAGGTTCTGGCGCTGTTGCAGGCCGGGGAGCGGGTCACCCCGGCGGGTGGTTCGGGTGGCGCCACAACCGTTCATCTGATCATCGAGGGGACCGGGCTGCTGAAGGGCCTGCGCCGGGAGATCCGCACTCAGGGCGGCAACGTACAGCTAGTGCTTGGGAGTTGAGTGATGCACAGGTACAAGACGTGGAACGGCCCGATGCCCACCACCGCGGCGCAGGCCGCGGTGACCACCGGCACGGCCATCAAGACGATGTTGCAGCTTGCCACGCCGGCCACCCGGCAGATCCAGTTGATCGCGTGGGGGTTCACCCTCGACGACCCGCCCGGCGCTGACGCCGTCATCGAGCTGTTGCAGACCGACGTCGCCGCGACGGTCACCGCGCACATTGCGGCGGGAGTGCAGCCGCTGGACCCGAACGCCCCGGCGTCGCTGCTGACCCTGGGCACGTCGGCGACCGGCTACACCGGCACGGCCGAGGGCTCCATCACCGCGACCCGGGTCTTCGACGCGGTCGCGCTGTCGTCGGTGTCCGGCGAGTCGCCGCTGACCTACGGCTGGCAGTGGATGCCCGACGAGCGGCCCATCGTCGCCATCTCGAAGTTCCTGCGGGTCCGGGCGACCACCCCGACGACCGCGGTGGACATGCGGTGCTGGGTCTGCTGGGACGAGTGAGGGTGCGCCGGCTGGTCGCGCTGCTGCTGTTGGGAGGGTTGATGGCTACGAGCGTCGCGCCGCGGATCACCGCATGGCGCCGCACGCACGCCAACACGCCCGGGCCGCTGTCCGCGACGACTGTCCCGTTCGCGTTCCCGTCGGTGCCGCAGGAGTTCCACTTCGAAATCTTCGTGGGCGGGTCGTGGGTCGACATCACCCACGACGTGCGGTACGACCCGCAGGTCGACAGCGAACGTGGCCGGGCCGACGAGTCCCAGCGCACCCGCTCGCGGATCGGGTTCGCCGTCGACAACAGCGACGGCCGGTACAGCCCCCGCAACCCGACCGGCCTGTACTACGGGCTGATCGGCCGGAACACTCCGGTGCGGGTTTCGGCGCGGGCGCACTGGCGGTTCCACGGTGAGGTCGTGGCGTGGCCGTCGTCGTGGAACAAGCCCGGCACCGATGTGTGGGTCGACGTCGAAGCGGCCGGCGTCCTGCGCCGTCTGGGGCAGGGCGCGAAGCCGCTGAAGTCGCCGCTGCGCCGAGCTATCTCCCGGTCGGACGCGTTGGTGTACTGGCCGCTGGAGGATGACGTCGGCTCGACCTACGCCGCCGCCGCCCTGGGCGGTCCCGCCATGGAGGTGACTTTCGCGTCGGGTCCCGCCGAGTTTCCTTTTGGCGCCGGAGGACCACCCGGCGGCGGGACCACAGTGGACACCACGGGAGACGGCGACACGATCCTGGGCCTGAGCGCGCCGGTGACGGGCGGGCTCGGTGCCGCACACAACCAGTGGATGATCCAGTCGGTGTGGCGTGCCGAGCTGACGTTCACCCCGGGGCAGTCCACGCCCATCCGGCTCGACACGTACGACCCCATCGCGTGGTTCCCGCAGCTGTCGGCGACCGGAACGTTCAGCGTAAGGATCTACGACCTGGCCGCCGCCACCGAGATCACGACGCTCGACTCCGGCGTCGACATGCTCGACTCCACCTGGCATCACACGGCGGTGTACGTCCGGCAGGCCGGGGCGGACCTGGCCGTGAAGCTGTATCTCGACGGCGTGCAGGTGGCGAGCACCACGCTCGCGGGCCGCACGATCGGCGCGTTCAAGAAGGTGGCGCTCAGCGTCGGTGTTCCGGACTATCCGCGGGTGGGTCACCTGTACCTGACCGAGTCCGCGTCGACCGCCGACGGCGCGCTGACCGTCGACCCGACACATGTGGCCGCGGTGAACGGACACGCTGGGGAGACCGCCGCGGCCCGGCTGCAACGGCTGTGCGACGAGAACGGGATCGTCCTGGAGGTGGTCGGCGACCCGGCCGACACGGCGCCCGTCGGGGTGCAGCAGATGGCCACCCTGCCGGACCTGTTGCACCACGCCGCCGACGCCGACGCGGGGATCCTGTACGAGCCGCGCCACTTCCTGGGGCTGGCGTACCGCACCCGCAGCAGCCTGTACAACCAGCACCTCGGCGAACACCTGACGTTGGACTACGCCGCCGCGGACCTGTTCGGCGGGCTGTTCCCGGTCGACGACGACCAGCTGGTGGTCAACGACGTGGAAGCGAAACGGATCGGCGGCTCGTCGGCCCGCTACACCGTCGAGGTCGGGCCGCTGTCGACCCTGGTCCCGCCGACCGGGGTCGGCACCTACGACGAGTCCCGCGACTACAACGTGTACGCCGACGAGCAGCTGCTGGACATCGCGTCGGCGCGGGCGCACATCGGCACCTGGGACGAGGCCCGCTACCCGCAGATCACGGTCGCCCTGCACGCCCCCGACTTCGACCTCCTGGCCGAGGCGATCGCGGTTGACGTCGGCGGGCTGGTCACCGTCGACAACCCTCCGGCGTGGCTGCCGCCGGACCTTGTCGAGCTGCTCGTGCAGGGCGTCGCGGAGCGGTTCGACCCGCACACCTGGACCATCACATGGAACTGCGTGCCGTACGGCCCGTACCGGGTGTTCCGCATCGAGGGCGGTGTCGCGTTCGGGGTGGGTGCCGGGTTCGCTCCGGCGCTCGGGCACCTGGCCCCGGCCGGGCAGACCCTCGACGGCGACCACGCCGCGGACGCGGTGGACCTGTCGGTGGCCACCGCCGCCGGCTACCCGCTGTTCAGCACCGACG